GCCGAAGGAACGTGTATTTGCATAAACATTACTAACAATAATGTTCATACAAAGGATGAAAAGTATCAGTTTTTTCATATGTCCTCTCCTTATTCCATTTTGCAGGGCATGAAAATCTTCTCATCCTTAATCATATGTGTATGTGTCCCTTCACACCCTAACCAATTAGCAGCTGTCTGTGCTTCTGTTTCCGTATCATATATATGATCCATTATGTCCTGAGAGTTATATACTCCATTAGGAAACTTCTCTGGTTTCTGATGTGGATTATCTGGCCGATTTGGTTTTTCTATTACTATTTTTTCTGTGTTTTCTATGAATATTCGAATAGATTCATAGAATATTTCTTTACCAGGATATCCTTCAAGCCGTGCAATTTCTTTGCCTCGGTCATGAATCCCCGAATTATCCCAAATAACAAATGTTGGTGCTACACGAATTCCTGCTAATCTACCATCACTCATAGCTTCAGCAATCCAATCTGGCATTTTGGTATTTACTTGAATAATTTTAAGTGGAAGATACTTGGCGTATTCTGTCTTGTCATAACCAGGTGCTACTTCATTAAGAAATGCTTGACAGTAACTACAATGAGGATTACTGAACATCAGTAACTCAAATGCATATACGGGAAAGGCAATTAATAAAAAAAGAAATGTTAACAATATTTTTTTCATAGTGTTCTCCAATAAAAAAAGAGGGATAGGGAATTACCCCTATCCCTCTCAGTTTAGTTTAAGTAAAACAACTTGATTTACATCAATTGACTTACATCAAGTTGAGTACTTTAGTTTTGCGATAATAAGTATTCGCACCGGTCGTGATTGCAGTAAACGGATTGGAAACTAGTCCATATCTCGTTTTGAATCCGATTTTCGGTTGGAAAGTGTTTTCACCCATAGCGCGCACCATCTGTAGTGGAACGTAAGGACAGTAGAACATACCAGCATCATATGCACTAGATCCCTTATAACCAACTACATAGAATTGGTCACCAGTTCCGCCCCAATATGGGTCGATATAGACTTTCATCTTACCATTAAGAACACCAGCAAAAGTTCGCTGAGAATCATCAACGTCTAGGTTTGTTGACATTGCCGGAGCATAGTCAAGAATACCAGCCATTGCCATAGCAGATGCTACATCAGAAGAACAAATCAAAAAGTTACCTTTACCGCGTCGGGTTTGAAGGGCAATTTGGTTTGCGTCTCTTTCGATTTGATACAACAATCCTTTGAATTTCTCAACCATCCAACGACCATTAGAGTCGGTGTTGAGGTCGAAAGTTCCAGCAGTTGTCGTATCAGTCTGCGCACCAGCTTTAGCAGCAAAATAGATTGTACGAATTACTTCCCGGTTAATTTCTGCAAGAATTTCAGAAGAAAGAATATTCGCCAGTTCTGTTTCAGCATCCAAACCGTGAACGGCTTTTAGATCCTGAGCAAGTTCTGTTGAATACTCAGCCTTGAGAGCACGAGTTTTAGCAGTAACGGAAGTTTTCTCAATGGTGAAAGCCATCTCAGCAAAATTAGTTCCACCACCATCACCCAGAGCTTCACCCTGTGTAGTAGTATGTCCAGCACCGGTTGTCCAAGTACCATCAAACGGGTTGTTGGTATCATCGGTAGCAACATGAGTACCAACACCAGAAAAGTCTGTGTCAGCTTCGTCAAACAATGCTTCGTTAGTAACGCCAGCTGCTTGTGCAGTATATTTAGAGTGCATAGCAAAGATCAATCCCGTAGGACCGGTCATAGGCTGAACACCACATACATCATAAGCAATCATCTGAGGCATTGCTCGGCGAACCAAAGAAATCAAAATCGGATCCCATTTTGCAACTCCAGCCGTGTCAGGCATAGCGCCAGCGACGTTAGCTGGTGCTTCTTGAAGTGATTGCTCAGATAGAAACTTCTCTTGATTCTCAAGTAGACGCAAAGTAACATCTCTTTTAAAAGAATCTTTAATTTCAGGAAGGTCGCCATGTTCCATTACAGGCTTCCACTTATCCTTTATTGTTTCAGATAAATACATTTATACTTCTCCTTTATAAATTTAAAATATTAAGTTTTAAAACTTCACTTTCACGATATCCATATATCTAAAATAAGGTTATTTCTTAAGGTTAGAAATTGCAGCCATGACACTATCCATACTACCATCACCTTTTCCATCGGTCACTTCTTTATTAGTAGCTGCTGTATCCTTATTATCTTCCAGTTTCTTTTCTGATTTAAAGTAACTGTTTTTAATAATATTCAACTTCTCTTTGTACTGCTTGTCTGATTCGTAATCAACATCTTCGGTCAACTCTTTCATTTTTTCAATGTCAGTATCAACCATGCCTTCTACGATATCACGGAATGAGTCTTTAGCTTTATATTCGTTTAAGTCTTTCACCGTATCCATATGCTTCTGAGTTGACTCGTCAAGTTTAGTTTCCAGTTCGGCAACTTCCTGCACAAGACTCTCAAAGACATCTTCCTTTTCTGTTGGAACATCAATATAATGTTCCTCAAACAACTTCTTCAAACCAGAAATAAAGCTCTCTGTGACTTCGTTGCGAACACCTTGTTCAACAGCGAGTTTATTTTCTTCCATCCATTCTTTAACAACATAATTCATATACTCATCCATTTTTTCAGTCATCTCTGTCTGCATATCTGTTGTTTTTATTTCCAGATATGTCTTAGATTCATCCCTGATTTGTTTACGAATCTTAGAAATCTTAGACTTAACAGCAGCCTCAAAGATTGTAGCAGCTTTCGTTTTGAATTCTTCAGAAAGATCCTCACCATCTATAAGTGCGGCAACATCTTCAGAAACATCTACATCAATATCTTCTTTCTTAGCCTTCTTAGATTCTTTTTCCTCATCATCATCTTCATCATCTTCGTCATCATCTTTTTTGTCTTTGTCTAACCAAGGAGGCATTCCCTCTTTCTTAGACTTCTTAGATTCTTTCTTAGACTTTTTAGATTCTACTTCTTCCTCATCATCTTCATCTTCGTCATCTTCGTAATCTTCGTCATCTTCTTCTTTTTTTGCTTTACCTTCTGCTTTAGCAGAAGCTTTAGACTTTTTGGTTTTAGGATCAGCTGCCTTTTTTGTTCCATCTTCTCCATCGGGCTCTGAATCTGCTCGACCTTCTTCATCATCAATCTCAGGTAAGCCTAATTCTTTATTTTTACTTTTACCTTTCGCTTCTTCCATCTCAACCTCTTCAAGTTTTCCATCATCTGTGAGTGTTTCTTTCTTTGCCATTGTTGATCTCCTAAAAGTAATTTATTTCGTATAATATTTATAATACTATAGATTTTGAAGGAATTTTGCAAAAACTTCTATCTTTTTCTGCTCGAGTTCCCTCGTTTTTGTGTTCTCAATAATTTTTCTCATGTTATTAATATCTGTTTCTTTGATAACACCGTTATCCCATATCCATTCTTTGCCTTCCATAATACCGTCAACAAATGCATCTGGTGCTGATGGATCAGCAACAATGTCAACAGTAGAAAGAACAAAATCACTTTGTACTTCATTTACACCCTTCTTATTTGGTTTAACACTTCCCATACCTCTGGAAGATACACCAAGCTTAACACCTTCACTAATAAGATTTTTTACAATCTTACCATTTGGTGTATCCATAATTTTTGCTTTACCAATAAAATTCTTACCATCTTCTGTCAATTCTTTAATAACGTGTGAAACTCTATCCAAGTTAATGATAGGTCCTGCTGGATGACCAAGCTCACCAAGCGCCCGACCTTCTGCAATATATCGTCTATTAAAGTTATTAACTTCTTTCTGTAAAACAGCATGAGGATATATTCTGCCATTCTGATTTTTCATATCAGCTTGCATAAAAATACCTTTAATATACTGTTCTTTACCTTTACCTTCAGTAATATACTCAACATTGTTGGTATGTTCAGTTATTAATTTCATGCTTTATCCCCTCTTTTCTTTAATCGTTCAGCTTCTGCACCACGAACTTTTGGTAATATTTTTTTAGCAATTCTTTTAATTACAGTTTTCTTTTTGTCTAATCTTTTTTCTAATCTTTCTCTGCCTGATATAGATAACTCAGATTTCTTCCTATCTTTTAAAATCCTTTTTGTAATTATATCTCTTGCTTTCTTCAATGCTCTTGATTTTAATTTCTCAGGAGTTGCTCTACGTTTCAAAGCAATCTTACGTTTCCGAGCAATTTGTTTTCCTTTTGATTTCATCATTCTTGACTTCTTCATACGAGTTGATTTACTCATCACTTCATCAAGAATATTATCAATCATGTCATCAATCTGTTTCATTATCTCCTTTCCACTCAGCATCTATTTCATCATAGAATTTTTTCTTATCAGCACCCTTTAATTGTGAAGGACTTGTTACTCCATACTTTTTTAATTTAGCATCAAAGAATTTTTTATAAGCTGCCTTGTCACCTGTTCCACCATCTTTACCTTCATCCTTTGGTGTGTCTTGTGATGCTAACCATTCTTTGTGTGTCATGTCAGAATGAATTTTATCACAATCATGGTTCTCTGATCTTCGACCATCACCACCATGACATTTTCTTCGTGAACCATCTTTTGTAATATACTCTTTTATTTTTTGAATGATGCTTTCTGTTTTTGTTTGGCTACTTCGTTTTTCTGTTTCTTTATCACGGTCTGCTTGTCGCTTCACTTGTTCTTTATCTTGTTCCGCTTTTCTAACGGCAACTTCTTTTTCTCTATTAGCACGCTTTAAAGAATTTTCTTTATCTCTATTAGCTTTCTTTACAGCAGTTAAATCTTCTGCTAAATAACTTTTAAAAGTTTTCATTTATCTGCCTCTGTGGGTGTTGGTGCAGTCTCTGGCTCTGGTGCGTTAGTTGGTAATTCATAGTTGAAAGATGTTTTAAAATCTTCAATTGCTTTAAAAGATTTGTCTTTCAAAATTTTGGTAATACCATCTCTAGCTTTATTTAATTTTTTATTAATAATATCTTTTAATACAGAACTTTTAATATCAGACATTGTTAATCCTTTCTTTCATTACATTTTTAATAGATTCAATTAATAAATTGTCTGTAATAGTACCTTCTTTAATCAACTCTTTAATTTGTTTTTCACCATCTTCAACGATATTGATTTCTTTTAATAGTGTATCTTTTATTCTATTTTCTTTATAGTTTTCAAGAAAACTTTTAGTCTTTACTTTAAGAATAGATTTCATGGTAGTTTGTGATTTAGAATTCTTCATCTTCATCTCCCATATCATCCTCTTCCTCTTCTGGTTTTTCTGCAGCTATTTGTTTATCAATTTTTCTAATCTGATCATCACTTTGTTGTAATATATTCTTACGCAGATACTCTGATGAAATGTATTTACCAACATACTCCTCAGCCATTGAAACTAACTCAAAACGATCCCTCATTATCTCAGAGTTCTTTAACTCCATGAAGTGTGAATCTTTTGCCCAGACATATTCAATGCGATCTCTAATAGTCGCCCAATCTTCTTCTTTAATAATACCTTTAAGAATCAATTGAACTCTTAGTAAATCACAAAAAAGATAAGAAAATTTATGTCGTAATCGTGAAACAAACTTTCCAAACTTTACTTCATCTCTTGTAATCTCAGAAGCTCTTCCAAGATTAAACGATGTTGAATCAGTACCCTCAATTCTTGAGATTGGAACATTCAACGACTTATACAACTTCTTTCTAAAATATTCTATGTCATCTGTTTCACCAAGATTCTGTCCACCCGGTAATGTACTGATTTCAGTACCACGACCACCTTCTCGTCTTGGCAACCAGAAATCTTCCAACATAGAAAGATGTTTTCGTTGATCTTCTACTTCTCCCGATGAAGCATTATAAATCATTTTCTGTTTATACCGATTCATTACTTGTTGTAAGTACTGCTCGGCTTTCAACTTCGGAAGATTACCAACATCAATATAAAATATTCTTCGTTCAGGAGCTCTTGCTAACCTATAGATTACTAGAGCATCCTCAATCATTCGTAATTGATTAAATGGTTTAATTGATTTATACAAATAACCAATAACAATTTGTTTTGCTGTATCAATTAATCCTGAGTGAACATATGAAATTGCATCGGGAGCAACACGAATAGCCTCTTGTCCCGGCATACCCTGATGAAATGTACTAGTTGTCATTGAGTCCGGAGTATAAACATAATACTCAAGAATATTCTTAATAATTTCTACACCACCCGGACCAGTTTTTTCTTTTTCAACTTCACGGACTTTACTGATATTTAATGGGTCGATTGGAATCAATTCTTTAATTCCATCTTTAGGTCTACTCTTATCAACAACTATATGGTGATACAATCTTGCATCTATGTACCACTTTCTAAACAAGTCTGTACCGTTATGATTAAAATCTAACAAGTCCAGAATTGTAGAGAACTCTGAGTGTATTTTATCTTTAATACTATCAGTATAATTTAACTGATTTAAATCAAGTGCTACTACTGGTTTTCCTTCTTCGTGAATTACTGCGTCATTTATTACATCTTCAACAGCTCCATCCACTTCTTGAGAAAAACTCATCTCACGATATTTTTGAACTAAAACCTTTTCATCTTTTGCATCAACATCTTGATTAAGATAATGACCCATGATACCACCACCATCAACAACGGTAGTTGCACCATCAGTATTTTCTGGTGTTACAAAAGTTTTTTGTTTTTTTTCTTTTTTAGATTTTATTTCAAAACCAAATAATTCAATAGCCATAAAAAGTTTCCTTGTTTTTTTTCATAATATCAAGAGGAGTGGGTTAACCCCCACTCCTCTTGTTTATTCAGTTTTTATCAAAGTGTAATCGTAACACCAGCATCGTCAATACCATTCTCACTTCCTGAAATATGCCATTTAACAGAATCTTCACCTTTCACGGCATCATTTATACCAACATTTTTAGTTACCCAATAATTTACTGCGAAAGTTACTGTATATTCTTCGACAGCATCATTGGAATCCCACGCAAGATCAATCGCTGCAACTTCAGTAGGCAAAATTTGCATAAAATAAGATGAGACAGCTTTCCCGTTTCGACCAATTTGTGTAACAGTTCCTGTACCATAAGGATCATTAAATCCTTTTGAATGTTGATTGACACCATGATTTTGAATCAAATGCATCCAACCTTCAAAAGTATGACGGATACTCATATTTACATCATTATATACTGTTGCTGTCCAATCAGCATATGTGCGATCACCTGGAACTTTCAATTGTCGGCCCCGATAAGCAACATCAATTGCAGGAACCGATGATGCAGGCATAGATGTTGATTTACAATGAAAACTAAAATCTTGGCCTAGGCTAACTCCAGACGGTGGGACAATATTACACACAAACAGATTGGGTCGCACCCCACCACTAAATCTACTGCTAAATTTTGAAATTGTTGACATTTTATTACTCCTTTAAGTTATAGTCTTTTTCAAGTATTTATAAGATTAACCACCGATTTCTGAGAAAGAAACATCAGAACGAGCGGCAATAAAGTTCAATTGAATGTAATTGATAGACCTTGCAGGTTTAATAAAAATATCTCCTACAAACTGATTCGTATCAATAATTTGTCCAGTATTGTTTGAACCATCACATACTACCTTAAAGTCAGTAATACCACGGCGACCCTGTACTTCTCGCAAGAAAGGAGCAACCATGTTTACGAACTGAGCTCGTGTAAATTCATCGTTGAACTCAAACAACATAGCTTTAGCGGCAACAGCTATTGCTTTCTCCAAAACAATAAACAATCTTCGTACATTGATTCTATCAAACGCACTTGGAACTACTTGCATTGTCTTGTCACCCCAAAGAACTACACCAGCACCTGTCTGTGTAATAATAGGATTAATACTTAATGGATACATTGTGTCACGATTTGCTTTAGTTGCTTCCCAAGAAAGTTTAACAATGTTCTTGATAGTACCACGATTCAACCCAGCAGGTGACCACCAACTGTCATGAGAATAATCAGTTCTAGCACAAAGACCAGCAATATCACCATTCATCGGAACATACATAAATGTATCTCGATATCGGTCATACTGATATTTCCAAGCACTATCCATAACTGCATAATTGGAAGAACCAAGAGCAGTATTGTCTGTAGTAAGGTCAGCTACTTCAGATCCTGAGTTATTAACAACAGAAGTTGATGCAGGTGAAACAAATGCCATACAATCTTTTCGTGTTACAGCTATGTTATCTATAATCCAACGACCTGTTGTTGTAGAAGAAGCACCACCCAACAACAAAGTAATATCAACAACTTCTGGTGTTTGATACAATGTAAAACCAGCTTGTAACAATGAATCAGTCATTGTGTTATCATCAACACCAAGTGTCATTGAACCACCCGGTACTGATTCAGAAGCAGTTGAACTATTAAAAGTTAAAAATGCTCCACCAGTTTTTGCTAGTCCTGCGGCCTTTTCTGTACCAGTTGAATTGGTAGTAAATTGTAATACATTTCCGACATATGCATATTTGGATTCATTACGCATAACATTTACAACATAATTACTTGAACCGTCAAATTTCTTTGCATCAGATGCTTTACTTACGAAAGCATGTTTTTCTAAAACATATCCAGGTGTTCCTGTCCAAAGCCCACCTTCATCAGTTACAAGAACGTGCATCTCGTCATTAGCAACAAATGAAGCACTACCATTTGCATTAGCAACATCCGGAGATGTTCCTGGAGGTCCATCAAAATTTGCAATAAACTCTGCATTAACTGTAGAATCTGCCCAACCATCAACATCAATAGCTTGTACTTTCAAACTATTACCTAATGCGCCAGGATACTTTGCAACAAATAATTGGTCTGTAAATGTAATACCATCATAATGATCTTTGTTTTTTGCTAATACAGCAGTACCAGCATCATTATCTCCTACGACAGCATTTAGTGCATTTGCTCCTACGTTTCTAACAACCCACAAATTATTGCCATAAGCAAGATAATTTGCAGCTGTCCAAAACCATTCAAATGTGTCTGCGTTTGGTTTACCAAAAATATCTACTAAATCGTTTTCTGTTCCTATTTGTGTTCTTTCCAGAACTGGACCCCATTGGAATCCACCAGCCATAGCACCAATCGTTGTTGCAACATTTGGTACGACAGTTGTTAAGTCTTGTTCGGAAATATTGATTCCCGGTGATACTTGAAAAGCCATTTGATTTCTCCTTTTACATTCTTAATATTGATATAGATTTTACTTATTAAACGTATGTACTGTTTTCCAGAGATCGCCTTCAGCATCTCTTTCATACACATCATTCAATCCATCATCAATAATACCGAAAGGGGTTGTCATATCATCAATAGTATCCATTTTATTTTGATATAATTTTTCCCGAATATTCTGATTGCTCAATTCTTTAAAATATGTTTGATCTACTAACCAACCAAACAAAACTAAAGTTGTAGCCAAATCATCATTTGCTCCGTCTTCAGCAGCAAATGTATCTCCATTGGTTACATATGTTGTTAATTCAGAAATAATATCATAATCTGGGATAAGCAACTTATCCTCTTCAACCAAACTCTTTAGATTTGAACAACCTATCTTTTTAACTTGTTTAGTTGTTCTTACTCCATAAGAGATATCTGCACGATGGCCACTTGATATTTGTTGGCCATGTCTGCCGTACCATGATACTGTAAGTAAGTTTTCATACTCTAAATCATGATGTAAAACATCGGCTACTTGAGCTCCAATGTCGTTACTTTCTACTAAAACATAAGCATCATTATACTTCTTTCCTATAGTATTTATAATATTTGGAAAAAGCAGCGGTGCTATGGCGTTAAAACTGTATTTAGCTACTATTTTATATGGAACTTCAGTCGTATCAAAGACTGTAAATGTGGAATAATCTAATCCCTGTCCCCTAGCTGTATCAACTGTGATTGTATATGTTTTTCCTTTTTCGGGGTCTACATATACATCTAAATCTTCTTTTGACCATATTGGTGAACTGTATGATAACTCTTGCAACTTCTCATACGATATAAGAGTATTGGAAGAACCTAGAAAATCTGCTTCATACTCTTGACGAAATGCTTCTTCACCAATATCAGAGATAATCTTTCTACGCCATTCTTGATCTCGTTCTGGAATACTAGTCCAATGAATCTTGAATGTCTTAAACTGATTGTTTCCTTCTACAGCATCATTCCAAAACTTATAGAATAAGTTAAAACCATTTGGAGTAGATACCATTATAATCTTGGTATCTTTACCAGATGAAATT